TATAAAAAGCTCTTTTTTCAGTTGACTTTGTTAATCTATGAATAATAAGAGTATCTTCTAATAGGTAAAGTTGATTAATTGCTTTTACAGCTTTTTGTAAAGGACTATAATAATATTTTTTATCAGGAGAATAAACTCCAGAATTTATTTGTGTAATCTGTTCATTATAATATACTTTTTCAGCATCTTCTAAATCTTGCATATGATTATGTGTTGTATTTTTATTAATATACCATTTAATAGATCCATCATGTTCATTTTTATATTTTTGGATATCAAATGGTGGTAATAAAACAAGTTTTTGAATTCCATCTTTAGGTTTACGATTGTTATATACAACTTCAAAATTCAAGATTGAATCTACATACCATTGTCTGAATAGTTCTTCGCCCTTTTCATTAAAATCTAATAAAAATAGAATTTTATCAAAAGAATCAAATATTTTTGATTTGATATTTTCTGTCATTTCGATATCATCAAGATTTATTTCGATTACTTGTTCTTCTTCATCAAAGACAATAGCTTCGGTTGTAATTTCACTAAGAGCTTCATCGACTTCTGGAAGCATTGCTGCTTCTCTCCATCTACGAATAAAGTCTCCATGATTTACTGGAGAAGCGTTAGATCCTAAAGCGAATGAATTAGTATATTGATTAAATGGATCATATGTAATATATGGAGTTTCAAGATCGATTTCTTTAGAAATTTGTGATGAATTTTTATGACGATCAATCATAGCCTCTTTTTCTGAATAAAAAGGTCTATTTAATTTTTCAGTCAAATCATTCCAAGCTTCTGTGATATTTTCAAACATATGTATTTCCTTTTGTTATTTTATTATTTTTATTTATTTATGGTCTTCGTCTAGCACCTTTTTGTACAATATGAGCAGCAGGATTAAATGTGCTTCGTTGGAGGTACCTAGCCTTATATAGCACTTGTGTATATGGTATCATTTCCCAATTCACTACTTCTTTAATATTAGTACAATGTGATACGTAATATTTTCTTACAGATTGTAATGCAAAACTTAAAGGTGGTGTATATTTTACAGTTCGATACCAAAGTCGAAATAAACTTTCATTAATTGATTTTTTTCTCATTTCAATAATAACTTGAACAAATTTATATCTCAAAGCACCCGGTATCCAATGTAAATTAATACCTAATGCAGTTTGTCCTCTGATATCCATAAAGATGACTTGTGGATACTGATCATAGATATGAATCTTATTAAGATCTATTGGAGTATATCTAAAATAATATATTTTATCGTATTGAAACATTAGTTCTCTTTCACATCATATACCATTATAGTTTTAATTTCTTTTGCTTTTGCTACTCTTAATCTATGATTTCCATCTATTACAATTCCATTTTATACGCCTATTGGTGGATCAGATGTCATTTTCATATATTTGTTTTCTTTAGATTTTACTGGTTGGTTTGTATTAGCATTTCCTTCTTCAATATCATTAACATTCATTTTAGTTAATATGGCATATAGGTACCAATAAAAAGTCTTCAATTTGTTCTTTATCAACATAACCAACAGAATTTTCTTCAATATATGCAGCAATTGCTACATTATCTTGTAATTTATTAGAATATTGATTCTCTAATAAAAAATCTTTAAACTTTTTCATGTTATATCCATTCTATAAAAAAAATGAACAATCTTTTTCTGTTATTATCAAGAATTCAACATCATTTCCTGCTAAATTTTTTTCTTTAACTATTTCTTTTGTTGTTTGCCATTTTGCTTCATTTATCATATAAGTTTTAACTGCTTTAAAGTAATTTTTAGTTCTTCGTTTTGGTTCTTTAGGTGGATGTGTTTGAGCATAAGGTTTTACTTCAATCCAAAATTCCTTTACTTTTCCAGATTTAGTTTTTGCAAAAAAAGTAAAATCCATAAAATAACGATGATATTTACCATCATCTGGGCGAATATATTTTATAACTGTAGATTCACTGGCCCATGATATAATATTTTCATTAACATCAAGATATTTCGTTATGAATTTAATTTCCCATCCACTTCTGGCAGTGATTGGTCTAGTTCCATTATATTTCTCAGGATGCTTTAAATAAGGATATATATCATATATTTGATAATAATTCCCCATTAATTTATTCCTTTTTTGTTTTTCCAGAAGGTTTATAATTGCCAATAACCTTAACAACGTCAAATGCTTGTTTAATTAAAAATACAGCTTGTGTAGGTTCATTTTTATGAATTATTCCATTTCCAATATCAACTACAACATCAAATCCAGTATCCCTTATTACTTTATTCCATACATTATTATTAGGTTCTTTATTTTCTGATTTATGTATAGAACCATCGGCTAAAATATAAGTGAACCACCAATAAATACCACCTGCAAGATTATTTTTACCAGCATGTTCTTTACCAAGATTGTATATATACTGTCCTGTAATTTCTTTAGAATCTGATCGTTTATTCATCTCTACTTTAAATTGAATAATAAAATCTTGTACGAAATTATTAAGGGCATCTTGAATTAAATCAACTGTCCATATATGGCTATTTTTAACACCTGTGAAATTTTTGAAAAAAGCTTCATCAAAAGCAGGTTCAAACATATAATTCACAATAAAATGTTTTTTGATTATACCTTTTATAGGATTATACATATAAAATTCTAGATATTCATGTAAATTGTTATATTTTTTGTTGATAATTTTATCGATAATTTCTTGATCTAAATTTTTTATACTTATACCATTTTTAATTAAACTTCTTAATACATTTAATGCTTCTTCGCTGTTTTTAATATCATCTACATCATTTTCGTTGATGAATTTTAATTTACTATTAGGAAAATTTTTAATATATTTATTGAAAATTTCAACTACATCATCCTCTTGTATTTTATGTAATAACATAGTTCTATCTTCTACTTTGTTCTTAAGTAAGTATATGAATGGAGCTTTACCCATGAAAGGTAAGTTGTCTAGTCCATTATCATTTGATAATATTACATCTTTAACATCAACTAATCGATATGTATAAATTCCATTAGGAGTTGTATACACACTTTTTGGATTTATTCCAATTTTATGTGATGGTTTAGAATGATGTTTACGATCTTTAGCATAATCAATATCTTCATATTTATCAGCAGATCGGTTATTTGTTATTAATGTTCTCATACTAATAAAGTATGAATCATCGTTCATATATTGTTTAATAGTTTCCAAAGGAATTTCTCTAGGATTTTCTTCTGGATTTCTTCTAGCTTCAAAAAAGTTTTTAAATTTCAACATTATTCCAATCCTTCAAATAAATAATAACTAAATCCTAAACTTATATCGAATTGAAAATGAGTTTCATCTGAACTTCCAGAACTCATATCAACACCACTTATTCCTTTAAAAAAGCAGTTATAAAAGTTAATTTTATGTTGAATATTATTTTTATTTGTTGTTAGGAAGAGGGTAGAATCAAATACAGGATCAAATGGATTTAAATCTCCATTATCAGGATTAGCAGACAACACAACATACTTATATATTTCTTGATAAACTTCTAAAGTTTCATCACAGAGAGCAGTAATTTTTAAATCATCATAAGTCATAGAATCTCCGGGTCTTCTATCTAAAACGACAGGACGATCAATTCTTAATTCTCCTAAAGATAGACCGGGAAAATTAACAGAAGTTGTCATTAATTCTAAACTATTTTGATCTTTAAATTGCATTCTAAAGTTTGATACTTTAAATAAATTTGTACTTGCCATAATTTGGATACCTCTTTAGTTATTTCCTTTATTTATGATAAAAACTTTATTACCACAATCCCATATTCTATAATATCCATTATTTTTCATATTTTTAGTTTCTGATAAATTTTCATCATATATATCTAATTTATTTTTTAATTTATGTTTTTGGAATATATATCGTGAAAATAATATAGAATCCTTAATATAAAAATAATTTGGAGGGGAATCTATTAATTCAATAAATCCATTTTTTTTGTATAATTCTCCAGTTGAATATCTTTTATCTGCATATGTTATGATTGATCCTTTATGATTTTTCATAAAATATTTCAATAATTTAGAAAATCCACCAATTACATTTAAATTCTTTTTGTTACAATATCTTGTAATTTCCCAATCATAATTTTTATTAAATCTAGATTTTGAAATGGTTAATAATGAAACTAATGTATCATTGTAAAATAATCCATATTTTAAAGAAGAATGTACATTTCCTTGTAAATGATTATTATCTAAAAACTTTTTAGATTCATTATTAGTCACTTCTTGTATTATGCATTTTCTAGCTCCGAGTTTTTCATTTAATTTTAGTTTAGATTTTATTACAGATTTCCATATTTCTTTATTTTCATTCCATTCATTTTCAAAAATGTGTAATAATTCAACTCCGATTTTACTACATGAATTAGTTTTATTTAAATGATAATTTTTATCTTTTCCAAATTTTTCGGAGTGCCAATATATCCCATCGAACTCAATACCTATATTATTTATAACGAAATCAACCTCATATGGATATATCAATTTTCTATTTTTAATCGAATATTTTATATTTAACGTTTCAATAAATTCTTTTATTTGTAATTCTCCGTTAGAATGATATGAAGGATAACATATAGGACAATTTAATTTTAGTTGCTGATGTCCTCTTTCTGGAGTAAACACAAGTCCACATTTTATACATTCCCATTTTCTATCATTCCAATTTATATCATAATCATATTCACTAAACATTGGTTTATATTTTTCGTTGTTATTATATTCCTTAAGTTTATTTTTTAATTTTATCATCCTTATATTATTTTGTATTTTTTTATTTTTTGATGGTGTTATAACTCCATACCGTTTTAGATTTGTATCCTTTCTTTTTTTCCGTTCTAGTTGAGTAACTTCTTCTGATTTATTAGCCAATGTGTTTTTCATTTTTTTAATAACATCTATAGATTTTGCCGCAACTTCATTCCCATATTTTTCTATATTGGTTTTTTTAATAGCATTTATATTATTATAATTTTCATCCCCATATCTGGATTGTTTTGTTTGTTTTATTTTTTTTAAATACGTTGTAGATTTATTTCTACAAGAAGTAGAACAATATGTTTGATATTTAAAATTAGCTTTATCGAATTTTAAAATATTATTACATTCACATCTTGGAGTTTCAGTAATAGAATTAATATAACAATATATATATTCACTTGTAATTATTTCTGTGGTAGGTAAAAATGAACACCATAAAATAATTTCATCCCATTCTTTTTTAAAATTATTTTTTATCCAATATGATTTTTTTAACCGAGTATTGTGATATTTACCAGATTTATCTTTTATATTATTTTCTAATATAGCAACAATATTTTTATTCATATATTTCCTTTTAAAGTTATGTTTATCTTATTTATAGTAACACATAATTCTTCTAAAAGGAAATCCCTTTAACTTATTAAAATTAAAGGGATTTTTATAATTTATTTTTTATTTAAGGCAATAATTAACCTACTTCAAAATAATCGTATTTAAAAGTTACTGAAATTTCTTCCATTGAATCACCTGATTCCTGTGATAGCTCAATTGCATTAATTGAAGTAGGATATGCTCCAATTAATGTATATACAGCCATGATATCACTTGAAGTTCTTCCGAGTTGAGTAAGCGTAATAACATCAGATTTATATGAACCGGGTTGACTTCGCTCATTTGAATCCATTTTTGCCATTACTTCCATCCAAGCTTCAAAAAACGCACGTAAATCCCATTCATAATTATTAATAA